TTAGGTTGAGTTAATGGGAACGGAGAGTAATAAACGCTGCCATTTACAGCAAAGACCACATAAGGAATTTCATCAGCAACAACAGTAGTTCCGTCTGCATTGAAAATTTGTGCTGGAACAACTTTTGTTATTCCATTTTGCACTATTGGCTCAGATGCGTTCGATTGTTTGTTAGCTGAAAACAAAATACCGCCTTGGAAGTTACCGGGAGGCAGAGAAAGCCTCATAGAATATCCCGGCCTAGTCTGGACCACTCCACCGCGAACAGAGCAGTTCACGGCCCATTTAATTTGATTGTCAGGCAATGCCCAAGGATTGCGAACTGAGTTTACACCCAGAAGCCAACCAGCCGAAGCCCTGACTTCTCTTCCTGAAGTAATCTGCGCGCTTTTCATTAGAACATTACTGGATCAGTCGTATCGCCATAAGTGATCGCATTTATCTGCGGCACTGACATTGCGTGACCATCAATGCTTTCTTGCTGATTCTTTAGATAGGCAAAAGCAATCTGCCAGTAGCGAGCCGATTGATCGGCAAAATCTTTATCTTCCAAATCGCAAGCGTGAACAGCAGTAATAATTGCTCGCACTTGCTCTAATGGGATAAAGTCGTAGATGCTGGTGATACTTGGAGTCTGGATGCGATAAGAAATTCTAGCCCACGCACAGGGCTTGCCAATGCGAATCCTACGATACTGAGGATTAACTTCAGAAGGATGATATTGACCAATCAGCGTCATGTCATTGCTACGGCCATAGTCGTAAGCGTAAAGCGACACGTAACCCTCAGTAATCGGCTTATCAACTTGATAAACAGACTTAACAAATATTGGAGGAGTTATGGAATCAATAATGAATGTAGATTCATTGGTATTGCCGCTAGTCGTGTAGGAAATGCGGCCAACTATCGACGGATCATTCTTAGCGTTATTAACAGTATTGTATAGCTCAAACGAATCATTATCTATCCTGCGAGCATAGTATGTCGTTCCAGCAGTCAAGCCAGTTGGAAGAACATCTCCCTCTTTAGCGCGAGGAACAACGGCATCCCCCGTGTTGAACTGAGCTTGATACGCATCAATGCTAGTAGATGGCAGAACATTAAATTGACGAATAATGTCAACGCTGAGTTGACCAATGCCGGGAGTGGTTAAATTCTGTAGCGTTGATCCAAGATAAACCTTAAATGAATTTCCAGAAAGCTTAATTGAATAATCTGTTCCAGTAAGAAGCGGAGATGGAAGGGTATTTGTAGTAGAGAACCTGACAACTTCATCTTCATTCAAATACTGAATGCTACTAGGAGTAATTAGGTCTCCAAATGGAAGTGATTGGAATGACTTTCTAAGAGCATAGTAAGACTGACCAGAACCAAAAGATGTAATGGTGATAAGGCCAGTGCTTCCTCCAGCAATAGCGTATGCGTTCGGAGCAGATGGCAATGGAGCGGCAATATATATCTTTCCAGTCTCATTATTTATCTTATTAAGATAAAATGGAGTAACGCCATTATCAATGGATGGATTTGTATTTGGAAGGAGGTAATCAGTTCCAAAGTAAATCTCTTGACCAGTAGAAAGATTATTGAATGTGCCTTCCCAATTATTATTGAATGTGACGCTGAATGAGCGTGAAAGCGAAACAAAGAGAGACCCAGTTCCAGAAGATGTTATATTTACATCACTAAAATCACTATTCTTAACAGTAAAATTACCAGTAGATGTATTTAATGGCGTTTCTGCTCTATATGCAGTTCCAGAAACAAGCGGAGACGGAAGGCTTCCTGTTGATGTGAAACTAATAAAAACACCAGTTGAGGGGGTTATTATAACAATAGGAGTAGATGTATATCCACTGCCTGATGTTATTGTATTAATAACAGTAACATTTCCAGATGTTATAGTTATTCCTGCATTTGATGCAGTTCCATCTGGCGATCCAGTAGCTGCAAATGTAAATGTAAGTGCAGACGGATTTGCAATATAAGACTCTGGACTAGATCCAAGCGTTGGAGAAGCAGATGTTGTTGTTATTGAAAATTTAAATGTTGTTGCATTAAATACATCAACAACAAACGGAATGTCTTCATATTGAGATGGAGTAACATCGCTAAATCTAACAACATCTCCAGTTGAGTAATTGTGATTTGTTGATGTAACTACTGTTACAATATCAGAATCAACATCTCTAGTCATTGAAGATATTGATGTATTTATTACTGGAACAGATGTTATTGTTTTTTGACCATTTAAATATGTTGATAGCGGCCCAGTAACATTTGTTATTTCAATAATCTGTCCAACATCAAATCCATGAGGAGTAGTTGATGTCACTGTGGCAACCTGAGAAGAAACTGCTATGCTACTAGCATTTAGTGTTGTGCTATTAACTTCAGCAACTGCTGTTGCACCAGATCCTCCGCCACCAGTAATCTTAACTTGTGGAGAAGTTGTATAACCATATCCTCCAGATATTTTATTAAAATGAGAAACAAAAGATTTTGTTATGGTTGCAACAGCGGTGGCTTGTGATCCAGATATTTTTTGAGCTGTTATGTCTGTGCCACCAGCAGGGCTTCCAAGAAGCGAGGATACGGAATATGTAAATGTTTTTGCTCCAGCATTTACAGCAATAATTGTTTTTGTTCCGTTAAATCCAGATGGTGAAGCTCCATCTATTATTACTTTATCTCCAGCAATGTATCCATGCGTTTCATTGGTTGTTGCTGTCGCAATTTCTCCAGTATATGCAGTAGAAATTATTGTTCCAGTTGCTGGACTTACTGTTATTGTTGAAAGAGTTGTATATGTAAATGTATCATCATCTATTCTATTTATAGTAAATGTTCCATTGTAATAAGATGGACTTGCTCCGCTTATTGTAACAACTTGATTGTCTGCATATCCATGATTAATTTCAATGCAAGTTGCAGTAGTTCCAGAACCAGTAAGGTTTCCAGCAGAAATTGTTTCATTTGCTCCAACCTTTGTTATTGATGAAACAGTAAGAAGCTGTTGAACTGGCTGATCTATTGTTATCGTTGGAGCTTCCGTATATCCAAAGCCGGGGTCAGTTATTACAATATTAAGAAGCTTATTATTTATAGTATCTCTTATTGAGTATCCAGATGCTGTTTTTTGCTGACCATACAATGGGCTTTCTTCTGGAAGTATAGGAGGACTTGAGAATGTGACATTTGGATCTGTAACATATCCACTGCCTTGAGAAATAACACGGACGGATGTTACCGACCCAACTGTTACGGCTTGGAAATTAGCTCCAGTTCCAGATGGAGTATCAATATTTAATCCGCTTGCGCTTATTTGCTGACTTGTTCCTGTTATAGATGTTGCAGGAATAAGTTTTACAATAGAATTTGTTCCACTGCCAGAATCTTTGAGAATAATAGGATTAACAAGGCTTGTTGGTGTGGATGCAAGGGCATCAGCCTTGTTTTCGTGCAAAGAAACCGTAAACGGATCAATAATATTTACAAAATAGTTTTGATTCGCAATCAGTGGCTTAGGCAAGGTTCCGCTTGCAGTAAATGCCTGAACTTGGTCTCCCTCGTTGTAGTAATGACGAACAGCAAATGTCAGGGTTGTCTGAGGGTCAATCTGCTTGCGAATATCAACATTTAGAGAGGCAGTAGTTCCAGTTGTATAAACTGGATTAATGTTTTTCTTTGCATCATTCTCGCTCTCGAAAACCGTCAGATGCGTGTTATCTTCAGCGTTCGCATAGTAAATCGTTTCAGAGTTAAGCGGAGAAGGTAAAGACTGACCTACGGGGAATGTAATTTGATTCGCCTCGTCAAGCGTAAATTCAGGAGCAGATGCTAGTTCAAGGGCGGTTACAACTTGCGCTTCACGGCTATCTTTAAATTCAAGGCTATTAGGAATAACAATGCTCTGAAGATTGATCGGATACTGCAATGCCTCCGCATTAAGAGGATCATTGAAAAGTTGAACGGTAAAGGCATCAATTACTCCGATGTAGTATGTTTGACCATTTTCAAGCGCAACAGGAATTGTTCCAGATGTTGCTGTAACGCTCATTCCTTGACCAGAAGAAAGACCATGCTCGCTTGCAGCCCTAAACAGGTTAATTGGAGTAATGGCAACGCTACGAGTTTTTACTGTCGCATCATCTGGAGTAATCGTCCCGTAAGCAAAATCACTCTGTGAGTGAATTGGGATTAGAAGCCCATCAACTCCTGTGCCATTTGCAAGTTGAGAACGAAGCGTCCTGTTGCTCTGGTCTTTTCCAAGAACACGAATTGTCTTGCCAACATCATTCTCTAGTTCAGCTACAGCTACAAGCTGCGAAGGCTGGATAATGTCCATCAGCGTTGCAACATATCCCCGATCATCCCACGCCCACTCAACGGAATTAAACATTCCGCCTTTATTTACATGATACTGAAATAGACGATTGCGGAAATATGTTGGAGAACCATCAATATTGACAGCAAGCGGCACATCAATTCCGCGAGGAAGAGTAACACTGCATTTATCCCAACCTGTGCAGACATCGACATCAGCAACCGAGTGAGTCCAATGCCCTGACTCCATTAGAGTTGCTACTGCCTGCTGAATCTTGCGAAAGATTTTACTTTCGTCAGTTGTTCCTAAGATTTCAGCGCATTCTTCAAAGATTTGAGAGACAAACATGGAGCGAAATTATCGCATCGAGCCTTCTTTTGCAATACTTTTTAGAAAATCTTCATCTCCTGCCATTGGCATTTCTTCAGCCATAGCTTCTTCAGCAGCAGGAGCAGTCGCACCACCTTGTTTTTGGGCATCAACTTCAGCGCGGAGAGCTTCAAGGCCAGCGGCTAGTTGATTGAAAAGCGTGTAGAGATTTTCAAATGTATCAGATGGCATTTGAACCATTACACGACCACTTTCAGCAGGGGCAGCCATTTCAGGGGTTGGCGCGGCCATTTCACCCGACATCGCTTGTGTTGTTGGTGTTGGAGCCTCAGTAAGCATTTCATTTTTTTTAGCCATAAAATTAATCTTCGTATTCTTCTTCGTTTTCTTCGCCTTCGGCTTCTTTCAAGCCTTTTTCAATAGCGTCCTCATCATCTTCTTCCTCTTCATTGATAGAGGTTGTTTCAGAAACTGATTCAGGCTTAATTCCGCAAATACAAAGCTCAACGCAATGCCGCTTTACTTCCTTGCCATCACGCATCGTGGTTTCTTTCTTCTCCATGACTTTCTTGAAATGAATCATGGCAGTTCCTTCTTTAGGAAGCTTGCTCAATCCTTCAGCATTGTCAAAATAAAGAGAAGGATAGTGAATAGACTCAGATTTCTCCATCTCCATTGCTGGCTTTATTTCCATTGATTGAACTTTTTCCCCAAGGTCAATGAATCCCTCTGGAAGGTCGGCTTTTTTATTGGTGTATGGCATAATTTTATTTAATTCAGAATCTCAGGCCAAGTTGCTTTGATACCAGCAAGATCATCTGGAAGTGGAGTCAAAGTAACATCGCGGAGTGCTTGTTTAGCAGAAATAATTTCAGCTTTCTTCGTTTCGTCGTTAGCTTCAACTGCCTTCATAAAGTCAATGTCGAGCTTGGCAAGTTTAGGAGCGCGAGCAGCACGGAACTTATCAAGGTGAATAGCTTTGGCCTTCTCAATGTTTACCTTTGCGCCAAGTTCAGCGTCAAATTCGTATGCGTTGAAGTAGTCATTATCAATGTCAACTGATTCAACAATCTTGTATTCTACTCCTTCAGGAACATCTTTGATTGCGTCATTAATATCTCCAGAAGGGATGACTACTGCTACTTGTCCGTTTGGTTGTGGATAGAGAATAAACATAATATTAGTTTCCGAAGATTGAAACACAAACATATGTTTCATTGGTTATCGCGGATGCGTTTCCAGTTGCAATAAGAGAAGATGACAATCCGAATGGCGAACCAGTAGTATCATCTACAGAAAAAATAGCCTCACAAGACCCTGATACAGAATAATTCGCATCAGTCATAGGGGTTGTAAAATTAACACTATATCTTCCTGTGGCAATCCGAGTAACGCTGGAGACATTGTAACTGGAGCGGATTGTTCCGGGTGATGTCGTGCCATCAAAATTCACCCATGCTTTGCAAATTTGCTTCTGCTCGTTAGTGCCAAGTTTTGCTGCGGTGACTGAACCATTAGTAATCTGCGTTGCACCAACAGAGTTAGCGGCAAGCACAGCACTCGTAAACGAAGTTGCATCGTTAAAAGTAATTCCTGCGGATGTTATTTGTGTTGGCATAAAATTAGTTTCCGAAGATAGCTACATTAATAACTGTTACATCTCCATTTGCACCAGTTGAATTTGATCCAGTCTCAATTCTAACACTTGATGATAAAATAAAACTTGAATCAACACCTCTTATTGTTGTTCCTGAAGAAACATTCCCCAATGCGCCTTGATTTGTATTTGCGATAGTAACATAATTCGCATCACTCATCGCAGTAGTAAATGTAATAGTATAATCACCAGTTCCATTCCTCAAAACGCTCGTCACATTTCCACTTGCGCGAATTAGACGATTTGTATTTGCCGTGCTTGTCGCTCCAGTAGTATCTTTAGTTCCATCAAAGTTCACCCATGCACGGCAAGCGTAAGATGGGGCAGACCCCGTAGTGCCTGCCAGCTTTGTAGCGGTATCAGAGTTACCAGTAACATTGCCAGTCAAGTTTCCTGTAATGCCACTTGCAGTCAGCGTAGCGGCGGTTGATCCATTGACCTTGAGATACCCTTGCGCGAGGCTGGAGTCGTTTTCGAGTGAGAGTGATGTTACCATATTATTCGTAAGAAATGTTAATTGTTCCAGCGTCAAATGTGTCTGTGCCGTTTACTGTTGTAAGACGAAGTCGATCAATAGATGAAGAAAGCGTTACACTTCCTGCTGAAGATATAAGAACAGCACTATCTGATCGTGTAAGGTTTCCAGATGCAACCCAAGTATTTGATGAAAAATTATTTATTACCATTGTTCCTGTAACAATTGCGAGAGACGAACCAGTTCTAATACCAAAACCAGTTGTAAAAAGCGTTCCAACTATCGTTGGCGCATCTACGCACGATCCTACATATCCATTATTTGCAAATGATCCAGACCCAATCTGAATTTGAAAATGACTTGCTCCACTTGCACTTGCGCCATCAAGCATGACAGTAATCCGTTTTGCCCAACTTGGGATTCCAGTAAAGTCAACAGCAGTTCCAGATGCAGTCTGTGCGGTTGCGAGAGTAATCTGTCCGTAATCTTGTCCAGCTACTGCTTGCGATACGACTCCAGAAGATGACTTCAAAATACCATTAATTGATCCAATGGTTGCTCCCGGCGTTACTACTCCTGTTGTTCCGTTAATTGTTACTGGCATAATTTTAATTTTCTATACTACAGTCCATACTGATCCAGAAGGAACAGTTACAACAACTCCTGCATTAACTGTAACTGGCCCTGCTGTCATTGCGTTTTTGTTTGTGGTAACTGTATAGCTTGAAGTTACGACTTGATCGTTCTCCCAAAAGATTTCGTCTGTTCCCGCGCCAGTTGCACCACCAGCACCAGCGGGGCCAGTTGCTCCTGTGGCTCCTAAACCACCAGTCGCGCCAGTCGCACCAAACCCAGTCGCACCAGTCGCGCCAGTAGCTCCCGTTGGCCCTCCAGATGGGCCAGTGGCACCTGTTAAACCAGTTGACCCTGTAGCTCCAGTTGCTCCGCCAGCAGGCCCAGCAATTCCTGTAGCACCAATCGGGCCAGTAGCCCCAACTGGGCCAGTAGCACCCACAAATGTTCCATCATTAGCAAGTCGAATAAAATAGCACATCAAGCCTTCACCATCAAGTCGAGGTTGATCGAAAATCTCAGTCGTGTTATTAGGGTCACACGGAACATCCCAAATAACACGACCATTAGTAATCGTCTTGTTTATCGTTCCGTAAAGAGCGTAAACAAGATTATCAATCAGTGATGGAACTGACTCTGAAGAAATCGTTGGATATGGAACTTCCGGGCAACAAGTGCTGCTATAAGTTGAGCTATTACAGTTGCAAGACATATAAGATGTGTTGTTTTTACATTAATGAAAATTCAAGTCAAACATTTTCTAAACAACAGTCCAAACACCACCAGAAGGAACCGTTACCACAACACCAGATGCAATGGTGATCGGCCCAAAACTTCCAGCATTAATCCCAACTGGAATAGAGTAAGATGTATTTACAGTCTGGCCATTCTGCCAAAAGATAGCATCAGTTCCTGCTCCGGTTGCTCCACCACCAGAACCAGCGGGGCCAGTAGCTCCGGTTGATCCTTGCACCCCAACTCCGGTTGCACCAGTTGCTCCAGACGCTCCGACACCAGTAGCACCAGTGCTACCAGTTGAGCCTTGAATGCCTTGGATTCCAGTAGCCCCTGTGCTTCCTTGCAAACCAGCAGCTCCAGTGGCTCCTGTGCTTCCCGTGGAGCCTTGAATACCTTGAATGCCCGTGATGCCAGTTGCGCCAGCAGGGCCGGGTGCGCCTGATAATGATATACTCCAACTTGAAAATGTTCCAGAACCTACAACAGAAGTAACATTTGCAACTAATGCGCCAGTCAAGCTATTGTAACTGGTAATTGTTCCTTCCATCTTATTGGAAGAACTATTAGCGATAATAACAGTTTGACCAACGCTTAATGCGAGTCCAGTTTCAACAGTCAATGATTGCGTTCCAGTTGCAATGGTTAATGGAGTGGTAGAGGTTGTTGTATACTTATCTCCAGAAACTCCTGTAGCTCCAGTTGCTCCAGTCGCGCCAGCAACGCCAAATGCTGCCGTAGTCTGAATAGTTCCATCACCAAATTTAATGCCAGTAGTATCTACAGATAACGATACAGAGGCATCAGGGGTTACGCCGATTCCAACTCGTCCAGTATTGGAAATTACAAACGGAGTGGAGTCTGGGGACTCATCTTCTACACGGAATGATTCTCCCGTTCCAGTTTGAGTTACACGCAAAGCGGGAGATGTCGGGTTGTTTACTTGAATAGCTTGAGATTGAGTGAAAGCGTTTGCCCTACCCAATTCAGCGACTACTGCTGGCGTATTCGTTGTTAAAGCGTAAGAAATCCTTCCTTCCGCATTTCTCCAGACATCTCCCACTACATACGGCGTTGTAATGTTTATGCCAGAACCTAGATTCAAAGCTGATGTTGTTGCGGTAGTAGTTAGATTTAACTTCCCCGTCATCGTGTCTCCAGCCTTTAAAACATAACCTGAAAGATCTGCTGTTGGCCCAGTTGCTCCCGTTGCACCAACTCCGGTAGCTCCTGTCGCACCAACAAGGCCAGATGACACAATAGCGAATATTAATTGCTGGTTATTTGCGAATTGCGACATTCCTCCAGATGCAACAAGT